AAACTTCATGGTTGCTTCGGCATTATCCATCTTGCTCTCAAGCAGATTGATAATGCGCTCCTTGGACCTGTTCTTCGCGAGATCAGACCCGGAGAGCGTCACAGAAGCGACGGCGTTGGCTGGATCGTATTCCGCCTCGGAGATCGTCTCCTTGACGGCGCGGCTCAGAAGCTCTGTGCCGGTGTACCACGCGAAAGTCTCCTCCGCGTAGCTGAGTGGTGTAGCAATACGGCGCCCGCCTTCTACTACGCGGGTGCGGCCATTTTGCTTAAGGACAGCAGTAATAGCATTGGAGTTGCTGACATTATCAGCAAGCTCCTTGTGGTATGACATTATCGTCGAAGTAATAAGCTGATTGACAGTCGGTTCGGCCATGTGGGGCTCCTGAGAGCCCCGCGGGCTCTCTTAAAGACCGACTTCCTCGGCGGCTGCTTCGATCGTCGCCCTAAGCCCCAATGGGCCGTTGGGCCTGCCCTCCCGACCGACCGGCGAAGTGATCCCCCTGGTGTTGGACCGCATCGCCTGCCGTGCGCGGATATTCGCTTCCTGCTGCTGCCGAGCCGCTAATTCGCCCGTCAGCAATTCCTTGCGAACATCCTCATCTGCCCATGTTGCCCTCTGGTATGCCTGCTCCATCGTCTGTCGAGGATTGGCATAGAGGGAGAGCGTGATGGCTTCGGCCACCCTGTCAAAGTGCGGACGCTTGAGTTGTCCTCTCTCGTCCTTCTCATTGGCAAAGCGGTCTATTGCCTCCCTCGCTACTGCAACTGCCGCCTTGTTGGCCTTGTCGGCCTCGGCAGTCTGCATCATGGCCAGTGCCTGTCGTGTGGCTTGGTTCTCTGCGTTCAGCCTACCGATTACGTCGGTGATGTATTTGATCGCAGGATCGGCCCGGTCCTTCTCGGAAAGACCTGGGATCTCCTGCGGGCGAGTTTGGGCTGGCCACACCGCCGCTGGGTCCAGGCCGGAGCGCTGCATCAGTTCCCGCATGACGCCAGCCCGGTTTTCCGGGTTGGGATCCATGAAGCGGCGGTGAAAGCCCGCCCACTGGCCGATCGCATCGACCGGGGTAAGGCCTTCACGCTGCAAGGATGCGGCTATCGCCGGATCCTGGAACACTGGTGCAATCGCCTGGACAACCTGGGCTGCTTGCGCGGTCGCCTGCACCTTCCGCTGATAGTCACCCTCAAGTGCCGCCTCGCGCCGCAGCGCCCATGCCTGCATGTCAGGCGGGGCCTTGGCGTAGACTTCGCGGTCTTGAGCGCTCCAATGTACCGGTGCCTCTCTGCTACTCCCGTCAGGCGGGGCTGGGTGAGGCGGCGCGGCAGCTTCAGGTGCCGTAATTTCTTCAGTCCGGGGCTGGGTCGGTCGGGAACCGTCTGCTTCACCCGGCGTTTCGCCGAGGCTGTCAGCCGCGACGAAACGACCCTTTGTATCCCTGGGCCGCGAACTTTGTCCATCCCCTTCTTCCGCAGGGGCACTTACATCGCCATCACCACCCTCTACGAGGTTATCGTAGGCGGCTTCGGCTACCTCCCTGATGGATCGGCGAGGTTCAGGTGTCGGCTGCGTCGGTGACGGCGTCGGCGACGCTGTCGAGTTGTTGTCGTCTGGCATTGTCGGCTGTCCTCTCCTCGAACGGCGCCCGCGGCAGATCCCTCGGATCCACGCAGCCGACCGCCGCCATGTCCCGGTCGCGGTCGCGCCAGGAGGTTATCTCTTTGCCCGTGACTGGGCTTTCCATCGCCTCAAACCGGCTGATCATCGGGGTAGGAAACAACGTCGCCTCTTGTTTCCTACGCACCCGCTCGACCAGCACGCCGTCCCTGAGAACGTACCTCACGGCAGACGCCGCCTCCGGGTTTTCAGTTGGCAACGGTTTGAGCAATATTTATTGCCATGACCGCTACGTACTGCCTGATATGGCTCGCTGCATACCTCACAGACGAAGGTTTCAATCGAACGAACCCGCAAGCCAGTTTGAGCCAAGCGCTGTTCATAATGCTTCTTAAAGTGCTCGGCAGCGGGGAGGCACTCTAGGTCGTCCGCATTGAGAGTAGATTTCAAAGCACCATCCTTATGATGGACGTGCCACCCATGCGGGATGTTGCCATAGATGGACCGCCATACAGTCCGATGTAGATTGTCGCCATTACGGCTGGACGGGATGAAATACCCAGCCCGCCTGTTTTCGTAGTATTTGACGCCCTGGAACTCTATCACCGTGCCTCCAAACAAGCTCTTTTTGCATACATGAGAGCGACATCCAGATGCTCGGCTGCATGCCTCATCCTGGTCGAGGACCAGACATGCTCCTGATGCTCTCCGGGCAGGCTCGAGCCTTCAGCCTCATGCAGGGCCGTATAAAGCACCTCAGCCGCGTCCAGCACTTTCTCGATGCGCTTGTACTGCGCATCGGTGACCTCGGAGCCGCTTTCGTAGTCAACGTAGACGGTGCGCCCTACGAAGGCACTGCGCCGCGGCGCGCTGTCACTCATGTCTGCGGATCCGGCGGCAGGATCAGCGTCGGCGTGCATTCAACCGCCGCCACCGTCGAGATCGTGTTGGGGTAGGGCGTCTGCTCCTGGCCCGCGTCGATGGTCGATGCGAAGACATAGTTGGGGTCGGTGGTGACCGCCGTGCCGACGCCACGCGCACCGGCACTCTCGGCGCTGGTGGCGGGCAGGTAGCTGTCGGTGGCATTGGCCTTGGCATTGACCGTGCCGGTGACCGTGCCGCCTGGATAGTACAGGATCGCCGGCTTGACCCAGGACATGGCAAGCATGGCGCTGGTAATTACGAAACTGTCGTCATTCGTGGCCATGAGGGCCTCCTATACGTTGGGCACAACCAGGGTCGGGACCGTGTTGACGGCAACCGGCGTGGTGATGTAGGCGCCGCCGCCACCGCCGCCGACCGGATATGGGTTCTTCTCGTTGCCTGGAGTGATGATCGAGGCAAAGACGAGGTCTGGATCGATGCATCCGGCCTTTTCCGCGGTGGTCTTGGGAAGGTAGGCGTCATTGCTGTTGGCATCGGCAGATGTTCGCATGTTCCAAGCCATGAGAGCCTCCTAGTTGACGAAAACCACCCAGCCCGCCCAGATCAGGAACACAACGCAGCCCATGACGATCAGCATGTGCATCCACGTCGGGGCATTGGGCGGCGGGAAGGTCATGTGTAAGTGAAGTTGCTGGGCGCACTGCTGACGCTATGGTCCCAGGCAATGACCGTGATGATGCCCGGCACAGATACCTCGGGGTGCATCAACAGCACCATTTTAGTCGGACTGGCATAAGTCACGTTCTGCGCCTCGGCACCACCGACGATCAGTTTTGTCCACTGCGTGTAGTTGGTGCCTGTGACAACCACCGACAGTGGACCGGGGGCACCAGCCACGGCAGTGTTGGGCGCAAGGCTGGTGATGGTCGGAGCCGCTGGCACAGCCTTAGCATAGCTATCCTTCGGCCCGATGTAGCCCCGTGGTGTCGTGATGTCGGTGACGATCGTAAAGTCGGGCTCGCCCGCGATTGCGTTGGGTGGAGAGGCTCCCGGCAGCTTGGCCTTGTCATCCTGGTTGCGGGGCGTGTAGTCGCCAATGCCGCGGTCATCGACCAACACATTGGTCTTGGCCAGGATCTGGTCATCGCCATAGACGCCGCCATTCCAGGTATAGACAGGCGCATAGCTCTTCGCGAGCATCGTTGACGTGATCGGAGAAGGATTGGTCGGCCAGTCCCGCGGCACGATGTCGGCGAGCTTGTTGACCGACGACGCAGTGTCCTGCGCCCGGTTCAGGTCGTGGAGGCCCATCTCATTTCCCCTTCAGCTTTGGCGCAGCTTTCGCAGCCACGTCGTCCTGCGTCGGATACGGCACCATCTGCGAAGGAAGCTCCCCATCGCCGCCACTCGACGGCTCCAGAGGGATTGTCTTCGCCTCCACCACGTCCGGCTCGGCAGTCTTGGGCGCAGGCGGTGGCGGTGCCTTCTTAGGCTCGTCCTCATCCTCATCAATCCAGTTCTTCGGTGCCTTGGCCATAGCGGCTCTCCTACATCATTGGCGGCGGGGGTATTCCAGCATTGGGCCCTTGCGGCGGCGGCGGCAGACCGCCATTCGGCTTGCCGCTGCCGTTAGGCGGGCCTGCGGGCAGGTTGGGCATGCTCGATCCAGGCGCGGCCCCAGGCTGCGGCGGCGGGCCTCCAGGCACCATCGGCGCCGGCATCGGCGGCATCATCGCCATCATTGCCTGCTGCGCCGTCAACTGCTCCTGGAAGTCCGAGATCATCTCCACCACGCCCCTCGAGAATTTCACCGGATGCAGGAACATCTTCGTCAGTTCCAGCGTCAGGTCGATGATCATCGGCGGCGGGAAGAGCCCGGTCTGGAGCATCTGCGCGGCACCGCCAAAGGTCATCTGCAAGGTGGCGGCAATCTGCTGCATGCCCTCCTGCTCGGCCTGCTGGTCAACCACGATCGTGCTGTCAGCCTCGATGTCGATGCTGCACGTCCTTTGGAAATCCGAGCGCAGAATAGCCATGACTTCCGGCGTGACTTCCTCGCCGGTCATTGCCTCGAGCGTGGCGGCATCGAAGTTTTGGGCGATGAGCTCGGCCTTGAGCCGCAGCAGATCCCGGACGAAATTCCCAGCCTGGGCCTTCTGGTCCTCCAGGCGCGACACGCCCATCGAGCCCTTAATTCTCTGCGCGGTGGCCGTCTCGGTGGCCTTGGTGGCACCCCGCATCAGGTCGGAAATGCCCATGATTTCATAGATCTGCTGCTTCTGCTGATCCCTCAGAAGCTCCAGTTGGTTCAGCGCCTGCACGACCGGATCGAGGGGCCGGATCCAGATGTGATGGTCGAGGCCGTTGGTGAGCAAATCCACGCCATCGACCGGGATCATTTTCCCATCGCCCGCCAGCAGCAGATCCTTCACCTCGGGCGAGGCGCCATTGTAGGCGCCCGTGTACTTCACATGCTTGGTCAGGTCGGAGATGCGCTTGGATGTCTCGTCCAGGTCAGCCGCAAGTCGAGCGTAGATATCGTAGAAGGGCCTTGGAATGCGGCTATCAGTCGTCGTGACGGACAGCATAGGTACCGGGATCGGAAAGAAACCCTGTAGCTGGTAGCTGTCCGGGTCCACGCGCAGGACCATGCCTGACAATTCGCGACAGAACCAAATAATCCGTCTCTCCACACGGTCCCAGATCTCCCAGACCATCGCCTTCTTGACGTGCCCGCCAAGGTGCTGCGCCGAGCGCATCGAGGAGCCGCCGCCGACCGGGCTCTTGGCCGCGCTCTCGTCGGTCCACTTCAAGAGGTCGGATATCTTGCCCTGGCTGATGAGCTTCTGGACTTCAGGCGCATCCGCAAACTCACCCTCAAGCGTTTCGCGGGTGAACAAATGCCGGAACGCCACCCAATTCGTATCGGACGCGTGCCTGACAGGATCCAGTAGGAGATCCTCCCAGTAGACGTACTCATCGTCCACCTGCTCCCAGATTTTGACCTCTTCGACCGGCGGCGGCTCACCCGGCATGCCGCCCATCGGCAGCGGCGTGGCGCCATCACCCGCCATGACCGGCTTTTCCTGCATCTTCGGGCGCCAGCGCACACGGCAGCAGCCCCTGCCCGACAGAAGCACGTCCTTGATCGCCATTTTCACGGCTTCGTTACTATGCTCGTCGTCCACCACCTGGCCGAGCGTCTTCTCGAGGATCGACGCCGCTGTCTCGATGTCCTGCTGCTCGGGGCGCCCTGGCGCGGGCCTGGGCATGTTGGGCATCGGCGGCGAGGGCTGGCCGGGCATCATGCCAAAGGGCGGCGGCGGAACAGGGGGTGGCCCCGCCATGCCTGTCGGCAGAGGCGGCAAGGCCATGTCCGGGGGCATTGGGGTCGGCGGGGCCATGCCACCACCAGGGGGCGTAGGGGGGAAGGCTGGCGGCGGCAATGCAATCGGACCAGCCCCCGCCATACCCATGTCCGGTGTGGGTGGACCGGGCATCGGCGGGGGCGGCATGCCACCGGCAGGAACAGGCGGCATCCCAGGAGGAAGCGCCATTCCAGGCATCGGCGGCATTGGGGGACCAGCAGGCATAGGCATGCCAGGAGGCCCACCCATCGGCATAGGCGGCGGCGGCACCATCGGCGACGCCACCTTCGTGAAGCGGCTGCGCACCACCGGCTGCGGCGGCTTCTGGTAAACGGCAGGCAGCATCACTTCAGTATTCGCGTACAATATATTGAAGGTTATCGGACCAGCCGACAGTCTACCTGTCTTGGTATTGCGAGTTTCATTGCGATAGATCTGCACGACTTCGCGTGCCCGCTCACGCCATTCCCGCTCGACCCGCTCGGCGTCCTCGAGGCAGGCGAGCCAGTAGGTCTTGTCTACCTCATCGCCATAGCCCGTCTCCTGCTGGTCGGGCTTGCCGGCTTCCGCCGACATCACGCCAAGCGGGGCCGGGTCCAGGTCGGGATCTTGTGCCACTATCAGTCCTCAAGCTCATGCAGCCTGAAGGCATTTGCGACCAAAAAGGGGTTTTTAGATGCCGCCTGATCTATGCGCGCCGAGAAAGGCCTCGACATGCACGCATAACGCAACTCGTCCACGGCATGGTCTTCACCTTCGGTGTCCATGTCTTCTGGGTGAGCTATATCATGCGTCATAACCGGCAGCGTACGCAATAGGTGGTGTCCATTTGAGAAAACAAACAGCAGCGGGTTGCCATCTCCGTCGCCCTTCAGCCTCGCCCGGATCTGGTCAAAGCCGCCCATGCGCTTGTCACGGCTGATGCGCGTATTGTCCGCCCGCCTGAACACCACGCCGCCCTTCACGAACGTCTCGGCGATCGACGGCCCGGCAATGACCGCAAAGGCCGCAGGATCCAGCACCCCATAGGCGATCTTCTCCCTGGAGCCATTGGTTTCCCGTGAAACGATCCCCTTCGCCACCTCCTCGACAGTCAGCCGCAGCCCGTCATTGGGCTTGCCGCTACTTCCGTACCATTCCCTATACCGCACCAGGGCCTTGCGCTTGAGCAGCTTGCCGTCATGGACCATGTCGTCCTGCACGACGGCGTACCAGCCGATCGAGAAGGGCCGAGCCGAGCCCCAGTCCGCGGCCCGGAAGCGCACCCACTCGGGCGGTATGTGCATCGGCGATATGACATGCCTCGCCGTCGACCACTCGGGGAAGAAGGCGCCCTCGATGACCGACCAGTCGCCCTCCAGCCACGCCCGCACCAGTTGCGGCGAGCCGACAGCCCGCAGGCGGTTAACATATTCGGGATCCTGCTCCATCAATGCGAGGTTGTCCGACAGCAGCGCCGGAATGAAGGTCCGCTTCAGGCCGGTGTCGGGATCCGTCACGACCTCGTAGGCGCCGTGGTCGATCGCCCACTCACGCACCCACAGGTGCCCCGGCCCGCCGGGATTGCATGTGCAGCGCATCTGGCACTTGATGCCGTGCGGCGAGCGTAGCGTGGCCAGCAGCCGCATGACGGCGCCCGGCGACACGAACTGCGTAAGCTCCTCGACGTAGACCCTGGTGAGCGACCACCCCTGGTAATGCTCGGCGTCCTGCTCACGCTCCAGGTAGGCGCAGTAGAGGCGGGCGCCGTTGGTGAACTTAAAGAAGGATCCCTTCTCGGTCCAGGTCGCGGCGCCCTGGTACATCGAGGTGGCCACGGCGATGGTGTCCTTGAGATCCTCGCGGGTCTTGCGGATCATCAGGCCGCGGGCCTTGTCGCCATGCTTGAGCGCGTGCATGTACCACTCGCCCAAGGTTGCGTAGGTCTTGCCGCCGCCACGGGCGCCGCCGTAGACGGTGATGTCGCAGGGGCTTTCGACAAAGCTGGTCTGCGGCCCAGGCTGGGGACGGAAGCCAACCTTGACGCGAACGTTCACTCCCACTGCTTTCGTTTTTTGGATCCTGTCGGCTCAGTGAATGCATACATCAGCAGCAGCATGCACCGCGTGAATTGCGGCACCAGATCGACCGGCATGTTGACCGCCAGGGTGAGGTCCGCGATGGCACTGAGGTATTGGTCGATGGTGAAGCTATGCCCTGGCCTCACCTTGGCCTTCTTGGGCTTCTTGCCGGTCCTGATGTCGACTACCTTGCCCATGATCAATGCTCGATCAGCTTCTTGTTCTGCGACCACTTGGCCTGCCACTCCTCGATGGTCATCTCGGTCTGCGTGCCGCCATCGTTCAGCGGCAGGCTGATGAAGGTCAGGTCCATCTGCGGCTTGTCCGAGACGAAGCCCAGCAGTTTGGCGATGTGCATGGTGATCAGCGCCGACGAGGCGTAGTTGCCCTTCTGGCGCTCCTCCGTGCGGTCGTCCAGCAGATCCATGATGATGGTGTCCATCGTGATGTGCAGCCGCTCGGCCTGATTGGCGCGCAGGCCGTCGAGGTAGCGCTTGATCATGGGGCGCCGCTGCATGACGGCGCCATGATCGCCTTTGGCGGTCCCCGGCTTGTAGCCAGCCGCCAGCAGGGCTTGGTTATTCGTCATGCCCTTCACCAGATTGCGACAGAAGGCTCGCTGCTTTTCGTCCAGGCGAACTGTTTTTGGCATCAGTTCCTATCCCTTTGGATGGTCAGGCTCGGCAGGGTAATGCGGCCCCTGCGGGCTTCGGCCACGCTTTTCCTGACGGTTTTGCTGGTTGCCCTCTGCGGCGTCAACGGCATATGCCCGACAAGTTTTCCCGGCTTGCTGGTGTTAGGCGTAGAGAACAGGGACCAGCCGCAATAGGCCGCAGCGTTGACTTGTGCCCATTCCCGTGGCGCGTGCTTTCCCCTGCCCATGTCAGTTTCTGTCACCCCCCTGCTTCTTCGAGCGCGGCCAGGAACAGGTCGTAGTAGCCGGCGATCAGTTCGTCCTTGTCGTGGCCGTTGATGATGGTCCTGGCGTCCAGCGGGTTATCCTCCGTCTCATTGAAGAACTGGCCAAGTTTGGCGCCTGTGTACCAGCCCTCGGCCATGCCGCGAAAGAGGCAGCGTGCGGCTATCAGGCTATCGAGCGCCACCTCGGGATGGGCGACGAGGTCACGGTCTTCGATGAGGCCGAGCGCCGTCGAGGCGTTCCTGTAGTTTTCCTCCCAGGTAAGCTGCACGAAGCCCCTTCCCACATAAGGATGATACGGTTTTGATTGCAGATACTCTTGCGATCCCATCTCCGTTACTGGCCACATCTTGTATGCTGTCTCGTGATATACTGTAGCGAGGATATAGGCGAGCCACCTGATATCGTCCATTGGCGAGCCGGTGGCCTGATAGTCCCACAGGCCGAGCAGGACCAGTTGGCCATCCACCTGCTGCTGCGTCATGGCGCCCTCGAAGAGCGCAGGCCTGACTGCATTGAAGTAAGCGTCGCGGTCGATCATGGCTCCACCTTCCGGCCCCCCGGCCCCGTACAGCGCGATTATGCGCGCAGATGGCCCGAGACACCATCCAGCCCCTCAATCGCGCTGTACGGGCCTCCCAGGCCGGTCACTGCCCCGCCTCCTTCAGCACGGCATCGATCTGCTCACGAACGTCGTTCGACCACTTCTTGCTGATGTGTACCTTCCGGCTGCAGGCATCGACCAGCGGGGCCGCAGCGAGCAGCGCCTCACGCAGCCGGTCGTTATCTGACCTGAGATCAGTTGCAATCTGCTTATGATGCTCGGCACGGGCAAATTCCTTTTGCAGGCTCTCGCGCCATTCGTCATCGTCCTTCAGAGCCTCGCGAAGCCGGTCGTTCTCAGCACGGAGCACCAAGACTTCCTCTCGCCAACGCAGCGCCCCCTTCAGCGCATTGATCTTGTCTTCGATGGGAATGTCGGTGTCGCTCATTTCCCCGCCTCCTTCGCCAGCGCGGCTATTTCCTCAAGCTCGCGCCATAGAGCGAGCGTTATGCCGGTGCCGCTGTACTCCTCCCCGTCTTCGTGCCACTTGAACGTTGCCTCCTTGGCCAGTTCGATGATGGCGCGAGCGAGTACCGCGAACTTTTCATGGTCGCTCATTTCCCCTCTCGCTCCGACGCGAGAGCGGCGTCGATCCTCGCCAGATCGCCGGCAAGATCGTGCTTCTCCCTGAAGTAGTCGCTGGCGTAACCACCCCAATGCGCGACATCTTCTCGGGCCTCGAGCAGCGCCTCACGCAGCCGGTCGCGCTCGGCCTTGAGGGCGTCGATATATTCTTTCGATGTGAGCAGTGGGGTCACGGGCACCTCCCACGTTTGTGGGCGAGGTGTCCAAGAATGTGTGTCGCTCATTGCCCCTCCTTCGCCAGCGCGGCATAGGCGTGCTTCATCGCTCCGGTTGTTGCTGGCGAACCATCATCGTTGTGGAGATGGTTAATCCGGGCATACTCCTCGCATTCCTGCACCAGATCGGTCAGCGCCTCGCGCAGCCGGACAGCCTCGTCCTGCGCCTCGCTCTTGGCGCGGGCAAACCCGGCGTCGTATCCGACGTTGTATTCTCTGTGCGCCTTGGCAAACCCGGCGTCGTATCCGGCGTTGTACCCGGCGTTGTAAAGAGCTTCATCAACGCTCATTGCCCCGCCTCCGCCAGCGCGACGCGGGCGACTTCGATGTGCCGCCAAGGAATGCTGTATTCGAGGTCGGGCACGCGCTGCGATGCGTGATACACGATCCGCTCCAGTGCCTCACGCAGCCGCTTCCGTTCCTCCCGCAGCCGCTCAATTTCAATGTCCTGCATCCTGCGGTATTCTGGGTCGGGGACAGTCTCAGCGAGCAGACCGCGCAACTCGCTGTTCTCGGCACGCAGTGCGACAAGCTCACGCAGAGCATCACCAAGCGGAGTGCCAGTGCGGCCAGTGTTGATGTCGCTCATTGCCCCTCCTTCGCCAGCGCGGCGCGGGCTACGTCGAATGCGTGGCATGGACGTTCCGATGCGGGGTAGCCTTCAAAGTCAGCGAGCAGGAGCGTCAGCGCCTCGCGCAGCCGGTCCCGCTCCTGACGGTGGGTTTCAGCCCGCTCGTATTCTTTCTGAAGGCTCTCCCGCCATTCAGCATCATCGGCAGCTAACGCCTCGCGCAGCCGGTCGATCTCTCCGATCATCTCATCAATGCGGTCGTACAAGCTGTAGTTGACCCTGCCCCCAAACTGGAACACTCGTTCGTTGCTCTTGCGCCACGCAGCGGCGGCTTCGCGAAGTTGGGACACAGGGACGTTGTTGATGTCGCTCATTCCCCGATCTCCTTTGCGAGCGCGGCGCGGGCAATCTCGACAACTTCAGCGCCACCCAGATAACCGATAGCTTCGATCTGCCTCAGCGCCTCGCGCAGCCGGTCGATCTCGGCCTCGGCGGTCTTCACTTCGTGCTGCAATGCTTTGACGATAGCGTATCCAAGCGCAAAATCGATTTCCGCCTGTGCCTCGCTCGGGTCGCTCATTTCGCCTCCTTCGCCAGCGCGATGCGG